GTGTCTGATGCGCTACGTGGCGAAATGGCACAGGCCGCACGTGAGGTTGCGAAGGAAACCACGTTCAGTGCTAACCAAGCGGCCGAGTCATTCTTCTTCCTGGCGTCTGCAGGTTTGGATGCGACACAGTCGATCGCGGCGCTACCTCAGGTGTCGAAGTTCGCACAGGCCGGTATGTTCGACATGGCCCTGGCGACAGACCTTCTCACTGACGCACAGTCAGCGTTGGGTCTGACCGTCGATGATGCGACCGCAAACCTGACGAACTTGACCCGTGTGTCTGATGTGCTGGTCAAGGCGAACACTCTGGCGAACGCCTCAGTGGAACAGTTCTCCACGGCGCTCACAACCAAAGCAGGTGCGGCGCTCAGGTCACTCGGCAAAGAGGTCGAGGAAGGTGTCGCGGTGCTGGCCGCTTTCGCTGACCAGGGTATCAAGGGTGAAATCGCTGGTACACAACTGTCGATTGTTCTACGTGACCTGACGACGAAGGCCATCGACAACCGTCGCGAGTTCGACCGGTACAACGTGTCAGTGTTCGACAGTGCCGGTGAAATGCGCAACATGGCTGACATCGTTGGCGATCTGGAGCGTGCCCTGGATGGCATGTCTGACGAAACAGCCAAGGCCACACTGCTCCAAATGGGGTTCTCTGACAAATCCCTAGCATCCCTGATGGCCCTCATGGGTACCTCTGAGGCAATCCGTGAGTATGAGCAGTCACTGAAGGATGCCGGTGGCACCACTGATGAGGTGTCAGGGAAGCAGTTGGAAACGTTCAACGCCCAACTGGAGTTGCTGAAGTCACGGTTCACTGATGTGATGCTGACCGTTGGTGAGGGTCTGACTCCCACACTGATGACGTTCGCTGAGGAAATGGGTCCACTGATTGACCAGTTGGCTCCAGCGCTCATCGGTCTGTTTGAGGAAATGGCACCGGTCATCGAGGAACTGTTCACACAGTTGCCTGGATTCATTGAGCAACTGATTCCACTCATCCCCGTGGTTGGCGATCTGGCGACACTTGTACTGAGTGTGGCTGAAGCCATCATGCCGGTACTGTCAGGCGTCATCGAGGAACTCGCTCCTATCCTCGAGGGCTTCAGTGAAGTGCTGGCCGAGAACGGTGAACTGTTTGGTGCCCTGATTGTTGCCGGTGCCTTGTTCATCGGTATCCTCCGACTGATGCAGGCGGCGCTAATCATCACGGGTGGTGCCGGTGCGACCGCCGCGGCGGGCACGTCAGGGTTCCTCGGCATCCTGTTCTCAGGGTTCGGTGTCATCGCCGCATTCATCGCCGGTGCTGTTGCTATCGGAATTGCACTGTTCAATGTGGATGACCAGGTGAAAACCAGTGGTGGTGTCATCACAGGGTTCTATGAAACGTGGGCACGTGTGACGTATGGCATCCAGGTCGCTACCAAGAAAATGGCTGAGGGTGTAATCCTGTTCTTCCAGGGGATGCTGAACATCATCGTCGACTCCATCAACGCTGTTGGGGAACGCTGGTCTGACACATTTGGCACAGGGTTCACGAAGATGGCCCGTGTCGATTTCTCTGCCGCTATTCCAGACATCGTCCCACTCGAGGAGTATCGTCGCGAACTCGGACTCATCCAGAACGAGTTTGACAATATGACCTTCACACCTAAGAACTTCACAGGTGGCCCAGGGTCATTCCAGTTGGGTGCTGTTGACAGACGCTTCGGTGGTGCAGGGGCACAGGGCATGGACTTTGGAACTGGTCAGGCGATTCCTCAGGGGCTGTTCGGTATGGCACCATTCTCTCCACAGGGTGTGGCGGCGCAACGATTCCAGTTTGAACAGGGCATCAGTGGCTTCCCTGGTCTAGGTACCGGTCAACCGGCTGACCAACGGAAATATGAAATCACGGTGAATGCTGGCATGGGAACTGACCCCGCACAGTTGGGTGACGAAATCTACAACATCCTTCTCCAGTACGACCGTTACGCGGCCCCAGTGTTCGCCTCGGCTAGGCAGTAGTCATGGCGACTGTTGTCGAAATCAGCGCCACAGAAGGATTCATCCTCGATGACCCCGTCTACGGTGTGCTGGATACGTCAGAGTTGGGTGGTGAGGTGTTCCGTGACATATCATCAGCGCTCATCACTGCCTCCATCGCCCGTGGAAAGAACCGTGAACTCGACCGGTTCACACCTGGCCGGTTCGCGATCACACTGAACAACGAGGACAGACGGTTCGACCCCAACTACACACCATCGCCACTGTTCGGTGACATCATCCCCAGACGTAAAGTGAAGGTGACGGTCGACGGCATTCAACAGTTCATCGGTGTCATCCAGGATTACAACTTCGACTATGACCCTGACAGTAGGTCGAAGGCATCATTTATTGCGACCGACGAAATGGGGTTACTGGCACGGCAAACCCTGACCGCTGGGACTGCCACACCACAAGCCACAGGTGACCGTGTGAGCGCCGTCCTCGACATGGAGTCAGTGAACTGGCCTGAGGCTGACCGCAACATTGACACAGGGCTTTCCACGCTGGGTGCTGACGTGTTCGACGCTAGTGGGAACGCGCTGGAGTATCTGCAGAAGGTGGAGGCGTCGGAGAACGGGCAACTGTTCGTCGGCAAGAACGGGCAACTGTTCTTCCGTGACCGGTCTGACGCGACACCACGCTCCACCACTGTCACCACGTTCGCTGACGATGGCACTGGTATCCAGTACTCGAAGGTGGAGGTGTCTTACGGTACTGAGTTGTTGTTCAACACGGCGACAGTGTCGACACCGGTGGGGAACGCTACGGCACTGAACCAGGGATCACGAACCACGTATGGTGTGACATCGACGTCTATCAGCACACTGTTGTCCACTGTGGAGCAGGCTGGGAACCTGGCGAACTTCACTGTGCAGAAGTATGGGAACCCTGAGTACCGTGTGGAGAAGGTCATCATCAATCTGAGGAACCTGGCCACGGCTGACAAGGCCACAGTCCTCGGACTGGAACTGGGTGACATCACGAAATTCATATTCACTCCCAACGGGCTGGGTGACCCCATTGAACAGTTCGGTCAGATCATCAAAATCGACCACAAAATCGACCAGAACAGGCATGAGGTTAGTATCGGTGTGACCTCACTCGACTGGACGTTCCTTGTGTTGGATGACGCCCTGTTTGGTATCCTAGACTCAGACCATCTAGCGTTCTAAGGAGTTATCTGTGGCCGTTCCAGCGGGCGTAAAAACATTCACGGCCGGTGCCGTTCTCACGGCCGAGGAAGTAAACACGTACCTCCAAGCCCAGGTCATTCCTGTGTTCGCTAATGAGGCCGCGGCAGGGTCAGCGATTGCATCGCCACAAGAGGGACAGTTTCGGTTCCTCAAAGACACTGACGCTTTCCAGTATTACACTGGAGCGAACTGGACTGCCGCTGGCGGTGCCGGTGGTGGCGGGTTTGAACAGACGTTCCTACTCATGGGCGCATAGGAGAAACAAGGAAACATGGCTACCTCATACAAGACACTCGGACAGTTGGACCTGACATCGTCCACGCTGACTACGTTGTACACCTGCCCGTCTGCTACTGAAACGGTCCTCAGCACTGTGGTGATTGCGAACCGTGCATCGGCCGCTGACACGTTCCGTCTGGCGTTGCGCACAGGTGGTGACGCGATCAGCGACAAACACTACTTGGCCTACGATGTACCGGTCGCCGCGAATGACTCGACCACGTTGACTCTGGGCATTACGATGGAGGCCACTGATGTTCTGAGTGTTGCCGCTGCCGGTACCGCCTCAGAGTTGTCCATCAACGCTTTCGGTGCTGAAGTAACCGTCTAAGGGGGTAGCAACTAATGGCTGTTACTTCTATGGCGCGGAGTTCCATTAGGGACTTTCGGAAGAAAAACACAATGGCTTCCGCTTACAACTGCACTTACCTTGTAATTGCTGGTGGGGGTGGGGGCGGTGACGCTTCAGGCGGCTCAGGGTCAGGTGGTGGCGGTGCCGGTGGATACCGGAGTTCGATTTCTGGGGAGTCATCTGGGGGTGGCGCTTCCGCTGAGTCCGGTGTGATTCTTGGTGGAACATATACGATAACGGTTGGCGCTGGTGGCGCGGCAGGCGCAAGCGGTAGCAACTCAGTGTTTGCTTCCATTACTTCGACTGGTGGTGGTCGCGGAGGCGTACCTTACGCGGGCGCTGGGCAATCCGGTGGTTCCGGTGGTGGTGGCTCTGTTGGCTCAACCGGAGGCGCGGGAGGCGCTGGAACGGCAAATCAGGGTTATGCCGGAGGCGCAGGTCAGAGTGGACTCGGCAACCCTTACAAGGGCGGTGGTGGTGGTGGCGCTGGTGCCGTAGGGTATAACGGAGCATCTGCCGCTGTTCTCGGTGGTGGTGGCGACGGTGCCGCTTCTTCTATCACGGGGAGTTCAGTTACTCGCGCCGGTGGTGGTGGTGCTGGCTCTAACACTTCTGGCTCAAGCCCTGGCGGTGCTGGCGGTGGCGGGCAAGGCGGTAACACACAATCTGCTATCAACTCGACCCCAGGAACGGCGAACACCGGCGGAGGTGGCGGTGGCGGTGTGCCTTCTTATCGAGAGTCTGGTGGCGGTTCAGGTCTTGTTGTGTTCACTTTACCGTCTAACGCAAGTGTAGAGTTCTCTGCTGGTGTCACTGTGGGAACACAACCGTCTGGTGACCGGATTATTTACACTGTGACTTCTACTAGTACGACTTCAGAAACGGTGACAATATCGTGAGCCACTTTGCCAAGATTGACCCTGACACTAACCTGGTGACCTTCGTGACTGTAGGGCGCCAGGAAGATGACGGTATGGAGGCGGAACTGTCAGCGCGCACCGGCGATGTCTACAAACAGACTTCGTACAACACTCGTGGCGGTGTCCACTATGACCCTGAAACTGGGGAACCTAGTGCTGACCAGTCAAAGGCCTTGCGGTTCAACTATGCCGGTGTGGGTTTCATCTTCGACCCTGACAAGGGAACTGATGGGGCTTTCATTGCGCCTAAGCCCTTCGATTCTTGGGTTCTCGATGAGAACACTTGCCTATGGGTTGCGCCAGTTGCCTATCCTGAAGATGGTGAACAGTACGACTGGGATGAGGATGCTGGGGATTGGGTAGCGGTGCCTGATGAGTGACGAACTGATTGAGCAGGTCACCCAGGCATTCATCATGTCGTGGGCTGATCCACAGGATGGCGGGAACACTCTCGCGCCTGACTCCCCTCTGATGAAAAGAATCGACGCCCTCGATGACCGTGACGTCATCATTCAGGCTGGATACCGTAAGGCAGTGGACCGGTTCGTCACCCATAACAGTCAGGGGTAACTGATGAGGCTCCAGCAACCGTGGCCTGAGGGCTACACCATTAACGCTTCGAGTCCCTTTGGGCCGAGGCGTCATCCCATTACCGGCCGCAACACGTTCCATCACGGCGTCGACGTCGCCATGCCTACCGGCACACCACTCAATGCACCTGCAGATGGCATCGTCATCCACAAGGGCTACGGCAACAGTGGCGGTCACACTCTCATCATCAAACACGCTGACAACCTCCACACCGTCTACTATCACCTGCAGAAGGCGTCACACCTAGCGAAGGGTGCCCGTGTCCAGTTGGGTGACCTAATCGCATTCGTCGGCTCAACCGGCGCTAGCACAGGGCCACATTTGCATTTCGAGGTGAGGCGGTCACGGCGTTGGGGTGACACTCAAGACCCCGTCCCGTTCCTCCAGGGTGCCCCATCAGTGACACCACCACCACTGAAGGTCGATGGCAGGCTAGGCAGGAACACGTGGAAGGCGTTCCAGTCGGCACTGAAACGTGGAGGGTACTACAAGGGTGTGCCTGACGGTCGACCAGGTGTCATGACGTATCGTGCAGTGCAGGCGTGGGCTGGCGTGGAACAGGATGGTCGCATTGGGCCTCTGACTAGACGTGCAGTGCAGAAGAAGTTGGGTGTGAAACAGGATGGTATCTGGGGCAGGCTGACTATCAGCGCCCTCCAGCGTGCCCTGAATGACGGGAGTATCTGATGAGTGATGAACCGTCTGCCCGTATCACACTGAAAGAGGTCTACCAACAAGTGCAGGAAATGAAGTCGCTACTGGAGAAACTGGCGAACTCACTACCATCCATGTCCAAACAACTGGACGAACTGGAGTCTGAAGTGAAGGAACAGTTAGCAGACCATGAGAAGCGTATCCGTGTCACTGAGAAACGGGTGTGGCAAATCATGGCGATTGCGGGATTCGTGAGCGCCCTCATGCCACTCATCGTGAGGTTCCTCGATGTCTAAACCGTCTTGGCGTATCAGACGGAAGGTCATCTGGTCATCCATCGTCGGAGGGTTCAGCATGATCGCGTTGGGCGCTATCGGTTTGTTCCAAGACAAAATGACGGGGGAACTCATCACCGGTGGTGTCGCCCTTGTGACGTTGGTCGCGTCAGCATATATCGGCTTTGGTACAGTGGACGACAAGTGGCATCACACAAACGATATGGAGAACGCTGATGGATAAGTGGATGAAGTACTGGGATTACTCTGGAGAACGTGCAATCAAAACAGTGGCACAGGTGGCGATCGCGACCATCGGTGTAGGCGCGGCAGGCATCCTCGAGGTCGACTGGGTGAACGTGGCCAGTGTGTCAGCGCTTGCAGGTGTCATGTCACTGCTCACCTCAGTGTTGCAGTATGACCGGAAGCCAATCAGTGAGTGAGCGTGACGTGGTCGAGGGGTACGAAATCCCTGTGGACCCCATGGACTTGCTTCAGTGTGATTCCTGCCAGTAGATGGTAGGCTAGTAGACGAACGGTTGTTCCTTCTCTCTGGTTTTCCGTTCTAGGGTCGCCCTGTTTTCCACCATCCAGGGCGGCCCTTCTTTATTCTGACAACCAGGAGTAGATGGTGGGGCGTGTGACGCCTGCACGTTTCGCCAGTTTGAGGATTGGTGTGCCCTCGGCATGTTCACGACGAACCTGATCGCGCATCACCTTGGTGACGGTATCGACACGCTGGAGGCCTTGGTCGCGTATGGCCGACAACTGTTCGATTGTCATCGAGTCGTAGGCGTGGAAATCAAAAGTTTGCATGTCTACCATCTTACATCCTCCGTTATCAAAATGTAACCATTTGCTACTGTCTACTGCTTACACTACACGCTATTGTGAGGACTACCAAAAGAGAAGGGAGTCCACCATGGGCTACTACAAACAGCAACAAATCGCTGACCAGGAAGCGATTGACGACATCATCAGATGGTGGAAGTCACATGAGGGTCAGCCAATGCCAGAGTACCTACTGAAGGCAATCGTCGAGGATGAGCGCTTCTTCGACAAGGTCCAGTTCCTGTGGGAGGGTCACGTCGACGCCGTCCTCCGACAGAAGCGCATGACCAGGAAAGAGTCGGAGCGTCTGCTTCGCGAAATCAAGCGCCGGTCAATGTGGGATATGCGGTGGCAGGATGTCAGGTTCCTGTTCTACTCACTGGTCACCTCACTCATCGTCACCATCGGCATGGTGTTCTACGCCCTGGCGGTGACGGTATGAAGTGGTGGTTAGTGTTTGGTGCAGGTGCCCTGTTCACACTGCTACCTGGAATGGTCAACCCGTTGGCCGTCATCAATGGGTCCACACTCATCGGCCTGGGTCTACTAGCCTGGGCGTCATACAACATCACGAAGGGAAACTGACATGGCCGCATTTGTAGCATTCGACGGTAGGGAAATGAAGATTATGCTGGATGACCCCTGGACTGTCGACGACAAAGGGTTCCTTATACTCAGCCGCAAGCAGGCACGCGACCTACGCGATCACCTCACGTGGCAGTTCGAGGATGACCCTGAGTGGGAGGACGGCTGATGTCTGACCTCAGTATGGAGTTCTTCTACGACTCACACCTGGACCCTCAGTGGACCGTCATCGTGTACGCGCAACAGTCCGAGGCGTTCCGTGTGGAGGGAAACAGTTGGGAGGGCCTGATGGAGGACCTTCTATCGTCCACACCTGGGCACCTCAGTGACCTGCTATCGGTCACCTGGTAGTGTGCCTGCCCAGATACCGAACCGTTCCTTCGCCGTGATTGCATACTCAAAGCAGGCCATCTGGATGGGGCACGTCGCACATAGTTGCTTCGCCACCTGGATGGCCTGCCTACGTGTACCACCGGCAGGCAGGTCCTCAGGGAAGAACAAGTCAGGCATTGACTCACACGGTGTCGACTCCACCTTCTCACGTTCGGCCATGAACCGGTCAAGTGGTCTTTGTCGGTGGTGACTCATAGACTCCATGGTATGGGAAAACAAAGAGAGTTCGAAACATTGACAGACACCTTCAATGACGCCATCTGGTTAGGTATGCCAGAGTCAGGTTCTGAGGAATGGCACGCGCTACGCGCCGAGGGTATCGGCGGCTCAGAAATCGGAACCATCATGGGACTGAACCCGTGGGAGTCAGCATTCAAACTGTGGTGCAAGCGCACAGGGCAGATCGCTGACCCTCCAATCGATAACTGGGCGGTCAAGTTCGGCAACGCGTTCGAGAACCCAATCTTGCAAATGTGGCAGGCCGAGAACCCAGAGTGGGATGTGTACCTCACTGGCACTTGGCGTCACCCTGAGTACCCGTTCATGCACGCGAACCCTGACGCGCTGGCCAACCACCGTGACACGGGTGAGTGGATAGTAGTCGAGGTGAAAACGTCCAGGTCATTCTGGGATGAGGTGCCACCGGCTTACCGTGCCCAGGTGTTGCACTACATGGATGTGATGCACGTGGAGCGTGGTGTCATCGTAGGTGTCGCCGGTTGGAACTGGGAAGAACACTACATCGAGTGGGACCAGTTCGAGGTGGACGCTCAGAGGTCGCACGCTAAACGGTTCTGGGAACATGTACAGAAACATGTACAACCTCAGTGGGACGGTTCCAAGTCCACGTATGAGGCACAACGGCAACTGAACCCTGACATCACCGATGATGAGGTGGAGTTAGGTGACCTGGGTGCCAGACTGCTCCAGGCACAGTTAGCGTTCGAGGACGCTGAACGTGACCTGATGTCACTGAAGTCAGAGGTGCTGGGTGTGATGGGGTCAGCCCGTCATGGACTCATCGCCGGTGAACGTGTAACGTCACGTCAATCCAGGGGTAAAGGTGCCCCATGGTTAGTTATCAAGAAGGGAAAACACAATGGCTAGATTCGACCTCACACAGTACTCCACCGTCGCTGAACGGTTGGACCTGTTCTGGAAGCGCTTCCCTGAGGGTCGCATCCACACAGAAATCGTCCACTTCGAGGACCAGCAAATCATCATCAAGGCGTCAGTGTGGACTGATCGCGATGACCCCATGCCGGTCACCGTGGACTACGCCGAGGAACGCCCTGACACATCACCGGTGAACCGTGTCAGCCATATCGAGAACTGTGCCACGTCAGCCATCGGCCGCGCCATCAGCGACCTAGGTGGTGAGTTCACTGGTAGCAAACGGCCGTCACGTGAAGAAATGGAGAAGGTCGAACGGCATCAGGCACGCGACTGGGTCACTGAGGCTAACGCTATGACCGATGTCGACGGGTTGCGTCTACTATGGACTGAAGCGAAACGTGCAGGTGCAGACCAGCCCACACTAGACAAGGTGAAAGAACGTGCCCAACGAATGGAGAGTTCTTCTGGCGTCAGTCAAGGAAGTGGCTCAGGCGTT